GTCCAGCGGCGCAGCCGCTGCGGCAGTGGTCGAAGCCAGTCCAAGGTAGGCTGCACTCAGGTCTTTGACCTGAGGCACAGCCATACCCAAAGCAGAACTCAGGTCTTTGAATGTTCGACCACTGCTGCCCAGCGGCGCAGCCGCTGCGGCAGTGGTCGAAGCCAGTCCAAGGTAGGCTGCACTCAGGTCTTTGACCTGAGGCACAGCCATACCCAAAGCAGAACTCAGGTCTTTGAATGTTCGACCACTGCTGTCCAGCGGCGCAGCCGCTGCGGCAGTGGTCGAAGCCAGTCCAAGGTAGGCTGCCGATACTGCCGCCGCTGTGTTTTTGGATGCCCCCAAAGCTACATTGAGATCCAAGATTTGCCGAGTGATGGCTTGAACAGAGGCTTTGGCGGTAGCCGCTTTATCCGAAATTGCGGTAAACGCACTATCGGCTTTATCTTTTGTTTTTTCAAGCCCTTTTTGGAAATCAGAAATATCAGCAAGGATGCGAACACGGATTGGTGGTAGTTCTCTTTCGGCCATCACTCTGTCTCCTGCTTAACACCCAATGCCCGAAGCCAAAGGCTTCGGGAATCCTGATCTTCGTCTTGGTCTGGTTTTTTGAAGTCCAACAAAAAGTCGTTTACGTTTCGGGACACCTTCGCTCCCTGGGAAGCGAAAATGGCCCGTATCGTCGCCGCAGCGTAGTAATCCGATTTGTCGTTGTATGACATGCGTTGTTCAAAATACGCTTGCCATTCATCGAACTCGGATACCGTGGTAAACTGCTTAACCAGCGATACGGGCCATCCAATTTCATGCGCCAGTTTGTACCAAAGGTACTGTTCTGGCGTTAGGGTCAGTTTTTTTCGTCGTCTCCCTTATCTCCCTTGAGCCCGTTGAGATCGCGAGCGATCTCGAACAAAGCCTTCTGGGCCGTATCGGGCCATTCCTGAATCTTTGATTCAGGAATGGGTTTGCCGTCTGCGTCGTAGACGCAGAACGATAACAAAGTGCTGTACAATCCCTTGTAGTCCTTCATCCCAATCACTTCACCATTCGCATCGCGAGTAGTTCGTTGGGCTGTCTTGTTGAAGTATTCATCCCGCTGCGCGCCGGTCATTTCCTTGACGGCATATCGAACGACATCGCCTTCGGAGACTTCGAGTTCGACTGGTTGGGACTTACGGAGAACCGAAATTCGTACTGCGTCTGACATAATCTTTTCACCCTTCTGCTACAAAAAAGGCGAACACAAGTGTTCGCCTGGAAACTGACAAGTGTTCTACAACGCTTACGGAGCAAGCGTTGTGGTGGTCGTGGTTGCCGTGGTTCCAGTCGCAAATACTGGTGCGACTTCGACTGGGGTTGCGGCGGTGGACAGGTTACTTGGAATGAGTTCCAAGGTAGCCTGAGGACGCTCGCCTTCCTTGAGGGCATCCGGCGTGAACTTGTTCACGACGGCGTAGAAGCTCAAAGTGGCTCCGTCTGGGAAGGTAATCTGAATGTGGCGATTCGACCCGAGGATGTTGTGCATCTGGCCGATGACCGCAGGGTCATAGGCCACGACGACCGAGACAGGCCCGAGGGTAACAAGCGACTTACCGAGGTTGGTTCGGTATCGCGTGTTACGCATCGTGGTCTGATCGATAACGCCGTTGGCATCCAACTCAGGTGGCGTTACTTCGATTTCCTCGAAAAGCGCAGTAATCCCGGTGATGGCAATGAGGGTCTTAAATCCGTCTTTCAGCTTTGGCATCGTCTACTCCGAAATGGTGAGCAGGAATTGTTGTGCGTAATGGTATCGCCGGGTCTGTTGCTCTTGCCCTGCGAATCCTATTGTATTAGATTTGGTTATGACTAGCAATTTTTGACCGCTGGTCAACGGGAAGCCGTAAACGGCTTCCGTCATGTCCGAGATTTGCCTAAGGATTCCGCCTGCGGCGGAATCCACGCCCCGAACCCGAACCTCAACGCGAGGATGCTCCTCGCGTTTGCCGGATCGGTGATTCCTGGGTTCGAGTCGGCCTCTGCCGATCTCGTAAACCAGGATGGCATTGTCTGGCTCGTCGGGGACGTGGTTGATGAAGATCGAATACCCCAGATTGGGGAGATTCGCTTCTATCACTTCTGCTAATGCTTCTGCACCGGTCATACTCTGGACATCTCCTGTACGATCAGGTTGGACATATCGTCGGAAAAGAAGCTAATCCCATGCACAATCCACTTGTCGGTCGTGACTGGAAACAACGCGCCCTCGATGTCATCGTGCTGCCTGCGAGCGTACAATTCGGGTTGTTGGGGGTAATCCCTGCCGTCTCGGTAATAATTGGTGGTGATCTTGGCTCCGTATCCGATGATGGTTTCCGTCTGGAAACCATCCTTTTCTTGGAACCAGACCCCGGATTCCCGAAGGGCTCCGGTTTCGTACTTGACCAGAACGTCCGTTCTGTTCAAGAACGTCTCGGCGGCATCCTCGCAGCCTTTTGCAAAGGCTGTCCCGAGATCCTTGACATACCTGCCAAGGGCCTTGTCGAGTTCCTTGATGCCTTCTACCTTGACCTTCATCAGCCGCACGCCTCGTACAGAGTCTCGGTGTTACGGAGGTTCGGGGTCATCGACGAATCGATGACCTCGTATACGTCTGGATTCTGCTTGGGGTTATCCCAGTAGGCGGTATCGGCCAATGTGCCCAAACGCATCAATCCGCCTACGGGTAGGCGGATTTGCGTGATTGCCTGCACCCGAGACATGACTCGGGTGCTGGTGTTGGCCATCACTTCCTTGAGCATTTCCTCCCACCGGCATGTGTATTCGACCGGCGAACCCCAAATGGGTTCGCCGGTCTTTTGTGTGCCAACCCTGGGCCAATAGACCAGGGTTTGCTTCTGGCATCTCTTAATAAGTGACATCGGTGTCCCCCGCCTTACCGGCCCAGAACAGGTCGAACTTGACCATGCCCTTGACGACCTTGTTATTCCAGACGGCAAGTTTGCCGCTGGAATCTAGCATCATGGCGGTACTTCCGAAGTGCGTAATACCAAGTCCGTCTGAAAGACGGACTTGGTACGAAGCCTGGATCGTTTTGACCTGCTCACTCTGGATTCTTGGATCGCTGATAGCGATCAGGTGGGCAGCCAAGTATCGCTCGACCAGTTCGGCGGTGGAGGCATCCAACGCCGAACCGATGACGTTTGTAACCATCAGCGATGCACTGTCGATCATCAACTGAGGGTCAGGCACGTTGGTCGAATCGTACTGGATGATCTTATTGACCGCAGCGAGCGTTGTTCTTGCCATTTGATTACCCTACTATACTTCCCATCGGAGTACTGTCCCCGGCGTTCGCTGGAACGACTACGTTGTACTTTCTTGAACTTCCGGTGCGATATACGATGTACGTCGCGCCTTTTGTCAAATTTGAAAATTGTACTACCCCTTGGTTGTCGGCGGTGGCCGTCCGAGGAGCATCTTCCATCACCAATCCGGTAGATCCCGACGGCGGTGACGATGCTTGGATCGTCACCTGCGCTCCCGGTTCTGCGACCCCCAAAGCCGACAGGCAAGTCCAGAAGCCCGTCGTCCGTGGAGCCACGCTCGGCGTGACTCCACCGGTACTCGTCAGCGTGTACGTCTGAGAGACGTTCCCGCTGACTACCAGCGAAACAGGAGTGAAGCTGAACCCTGCGGCGGTGATCGCGACGGTAAACGTCGCGTCATCCAGGCTGAACGATGTGACTCCGCTGGCGTTGGTAACGCCAGCGTAGGTTTCGCCCGCGCGGTACACGCGAACCGTGGCCGCTTCGACTGGGTTGGCCGAGGAATCTCGGACAGTGATCGTAACGATTCTCGCGCCCGTACCTTGATTACCGCCGGTGATCCAGGCAACATCTCCGCGATCCCGAATCGCTTCGAGCGAATCGGTCGTCTCGTTGTAACTTGCCCCCGCTGGGGTCAAGTTAATCTCGGCTCGGGTGGTCGCATCGGCAGTCTTGCCTGCCAATACGCCTAGCCATCGCGACATGTAGGTGATCCCCGCAAATAGGGTTGCGGGGATTCTGTTGACAAGCGAAGTCACGTTGGCCGCCACGGCGGCCAACGCTGCGCTGGTAGCCAGACCGGCTTGAATATCCGATATTGCGTGAACGTGGATGGTCGGGATAACGATGAATTGGTCGCCTACAGTCGGAGCAGAAGTAAAAGCCTCCTCTACTGTGATTACGCCATTGGTATTGACATATCCTATGATTGGGCTGTTCTGCTCGTTGATTGCTGCCGCATTGATGAAAAGCAGGACAGCGTGTTCTAAAGCACCATTAGGGTAGCTAACATCGGAGGAGAAGGCCGTTGCGGTTGGGGTGATCGCAGAGGTGACTGTACCCTCGATGACCGTGTTGGCCTTCTTGATGATGCTGATGTACTTGGCGAGACTGTGTGCCACATGGTCGTGATCGTCAACGCTTTCCTCTAGGACAGCATCGGCGATAGCCGATGCTGTTGGAATATCGGTGACTGCCGCAGGATTTGAAGGCAGGTTGTCAGTCTTGGCCTTGATGGCCGCGACTTCCGTATCAACGTAGGATGCCAGCGTGTTTAGGAGTGTCGTGATGTTGGAGAAGCTCGCGGCGATGTCGCTGGCATCTGCCGGATCTACCGGCAGATTGTCAGTCTTGGCTTTGATCGCGGCTACCTCGGTGTCGATGTAGCCCGTAATGGTAGTCAGGGCGGCATTGACGCTAGCGAAGCTGGCGGCAATGTCGCTCGCATCAGCAGGGTCGGATGGTAGGTTGTCGGTCTTGGCCTTGATGGCTGCGACCTCTGTGTCGATGTAGCTCGCGATGGTCGCGAGCGTGTTGTTGACAGTTGCGAACGCAGACGCGATGTCGCTCGCGTCTGCGGGGTCGGTCGGTAGGTTATCTGTTTTCGCCTTGATGGCTCCTACCTCGGTATCGACGTAGGAGGCGAGCGTGTCAACGCTCGCCTGGGTTGCTCGACTGGCAACAGTTGTTTCATTTGCGACACTAGCAGGAAAACTAACGGGTGCTGATGCACTTGTTGCTTGTCCTGCAATCTGCTCTGTGTTGGCTTTAACTCTATTCGAGGTATCAACAGTCGGCAAACCTCCCGACGCACCAGCAGCGGCATTAGGCAATGCGGTAAGTCCAAATCTATTTGCGTCTTGGTAGTTTACTGCATCGAGTTCTACTTCGATCAACGCTGGCAGCATGTTTGCAACACCACGAATCCTAATAAATACGGCCCTAGCACCAGTAGCAAAAGCAGCATCGGGGAAGTCAACTTCATATGCACCTGCGAGTGAACCGTCAGCAATAATACCTCCACTTAGATAAGTTCCTAGAACCTTACCAGCAACAGGAGTAACAGTTGTCCAACTGGATTGTCCTTGACGACGATATTCCATGATAAGCCCACTGGATGCACTTGTTACACCAGACAATCCACCACCTGTTGTTGATGAAGTGTCTTGTATAAATACAGCCAATGACACAGAGGTTTCACCAGCATATTTTTTCTGCTTGCTCACGCTGAATACCCCCCGTTCATTGGTCTGGGTAAAATCAAACCACCACCGCTACTCGCTGAGGCTTTATACGGACTTGCGTAATCACTTGAGACTTGAGTGGTTGGGCCAGTAAAAACGTATGGAAATCCGTACATACTTGATAATGACGACGACTTTAATCTAAAATCCCAGTTGTCTCCATCTACAAACGGATTTTCTGTAAGCTGAACATTTTCGTGTCCTTGATATTCACCAAGAAAATTTTCATTTCCAGAAACATTTCCAAAAAATTTGTTGCCTATACGTATGATTGATGCAGCATAATTTATGCTTAAAGTGGTATTGTCTGTAGAAGATATGCCGTATCCTCCACAGCCGATAAAAACATTGTTCATTACTGGCATGATGTTTTGCGGTGGAGCCGCAGGATTAAAAGCAATGCCGTGACTTCCAGGCTTATAAAAAATGTTATTTAGAGCGATGAATGAACTCGTACCAGTAACTCCGTTATGAAACATACATGATCCAGACTGGTTTCTAAAAATGCAGTTATAAAATGATGCCGATACTCCGCCACCGCCACCTGCGGTATATCCATGAACTCCACCATCAATTATGCACGAATGAACTGCGGAAGATGTAGTAACCGCAATTACACGAGCAGCAGAAGCAGAAGCTTTCAAGTAACAACCGTAAGCCCTAATTCTGTGGGGTAATCCGACTTGCCCTATAGTTAAGGGTATTCCGGTACCTTGATTTTCTAACCAACAGCGAACAATAATCGATTCAAAACCTATGTTTGCCGGAGACATATTTAATGTCGTACTAGCACCACTCGTGGTAACTATTTTGATATTAGACAGAACTGAATTCAGTCCGTTCAGCGAAGCAGCTCCTGTAGTGAATCGTATGTCTGGCCCAGTCCATGCTTGATTTGGAATAACGGGAGTGCTGTCTAAGTCTCCTGGGGTCGTCGCAAATCCTCTCCACCAAACTTTCTTTGGCGATGTAGCTGATGAATTTATTGAAAAAGAATACGATGTGGAACCAAAGCTATAAACACCGCCACGGATATTTATACGCCAATCGTCAGTGGCTGCACCATTGCCGATATTTGTAATCACTTGTGGCAAAGTCCAAGCATCTGATGGTGTGTCAGTAAGTCCTGTTCCAGAACCACTCGCATCGGATCGTACGTATCTATCTGTCCAGGCCATTGTTTACAACTCCGGTGGCTGACCAACACCATTCCAAGATTCAACAGCAGAGACAAAAGCGTTCCACTTAACAGAACCAGACAAAAGCAATGATTGCTTTCGTTCTGCGATTGTGCTTTCGTTGAGCATTGCGGTAAAAGCACACGCAACTATTTCTTTTGTTGTTTCGATACCGGCATCTTCAAGCATCGAAACGTAGTGGATTCCAAGATCAGCAAGTTGTTGGCAAACTGGATTATTGAACCCACGCAAGACAGCGTTTACAGGATCGTCACCGATTTCAAGCCCGTCACCAGCAGCAAGATCAACTACCCATTGACATTTGTTTTGTGCTAGGTAATTGAAGAAGTTATCGACTTGATCCCACCCAATGAGCTTAGCAAGATCAATTGACTTCCACTTGCGAGGATCGACTTTTTTGATTGTCTTTTCAGACAAATATTGCCACACTTTTTCTGGGGTGGAAGTCTGCCAATCTGGGAGAGATTGGATTAGTTGATTGAGTTCTTGTGGGGTCACAAACTGTCTCCATTAAGAATTGCGGCGATTCAGGTGTGTATCCATATTGTCCACTCGCTGCGATAGCCCATCGACTTTGCCTTCGATGGTATCCAAACGATCCGGAACCGTCGCCAGCTTTTGCAAGCTGGTAGACACATCCTGCATCGTACTGGTGTTCTGCTCTAGGTTTGAGAGCAGCTTATCGACGGCCAAGAATAGTCGATCCCTAATAGGGATCGCCAATTCTTTACCAACCCAACCCAGCGTTCGCCATACGGCGAACGCTAAAGCGGCCAGAATGACCAAAACTACACCGGCGACGGTGTAGTTTGTTTCGGTCAGGAATTCCTTCGCTTGTGCGGGGTCAACGACCTGTGCTAGCAGCATTTCGTCGCTCTCTTTCTACCTTTTCGGGGGACAGGGGGCCTACGAACGAGTATTGTTTCCCGCTAGTCTCGGTGACTTCGTACCAGGGATATATTTTACCCTTTTCTCCCGCCCCGTCGTCGAATACCTCGATTCGCCAGCCGTTGTCCAACCAAGCTGCAAATTGCAGCTTGTCAACCTCGCATTGCTTGCATCCCTGCATCGTATACATCTTGAGCAGGGGCTTTTTGGGGGTGTTCCCGAAAGACTTTTCGGGAACCTTCCCAGGAGATCCGGCTTCCTGTTCAGGCTCGATCCCGCACTTGCAATCCTTGCAAGTGCAGTCCTCGCAGGGGCAGGCGGCGTTGCTGCATTTGGAGTCGATCCCCTCTGGGGGATCGACAAAAGACCACACAAAAAGTGCCACTAACAGCAGTCCAAAGACTGCGACGATGTTCTTGTCATTCTTGTTCATTCCCGCACCTTATTCCCTACAAACACCCAGAAGTCATGCCATTTTGTACACTGGAAAGCATCCTGCATCGTAAATAAACCGAAGCCACCTTCCCCCCATCCCTGCGTACCTGTTGGCCCGTACATTGGGTTGAGGCTAGGCCCCCAAGAGTTCTCAATGTCTGGGTGGACGAGATCCTCGCCACCCACCCATTTGCCAGAGTGGAAAAGCGTAGCATGGTTGCCTACGCCACCGCCTTGAACGGCGTAGCCGTTGCGTAGCTTCATCGAATTGTTGCCGACGTGCCAAGCATGGACTACTTGGTGATCTCTCGCGAGCGCGCTCGCGAGGGCGATCTTGAAGGTTTTGTAATCACCTACCGGCAACTTGTATGCCTCGAACGTGGTAAACATGGTGGCCGAATCCTGTGCCACCTTGTACCAATTCTCAGGCATCTGGTTCTTGAGATAGATGTTATGGGGAATCGTGTACGATTCCCCGTTCAAGTTCAGTTTCCGAGGGGCGATGCCCCTCTTAGACCACTCCATACCATCTTGGAGCAGAGATCCCTGATCTCTGCCTCGGTTGATGTGCATGTAGAGGTAGCAATCACTCAAGACGATATGGGGTAGACCGTCGAGTTCTCGACGGTTGTGGAAGGCGTTGACAGTCGCCGAGGCGTTGCACTTCCCAAGATTGGCTTGGTTTATCACCCAAGCCTGCCGACGTTTCCGCATCTGCTTGTAAACATCGTTTTTAAGGGACTTCTCGATGTCGCTGGCATCGAGATAGAACTCCTCCCCATAGACAGGCACATCGGCCACCAATGCACGCTCTGCGGGCGTTGGGGCCATGCAACCGGTGCTTACCTTGGAACCGTCTGGGAGGGTAAAGATTTCTTGTTGGTCACTCATTTCAGGGAATCCTCAAACGACGTTTTCCAAGGTACGACCTTGCGTACCTTGGAAACTGAGCCGTCTTTCAAATCGACGTAGGCGACAATGGGTGGTTCGAGCTTCTTAACTCGTCCTGCTTCGACGATGGGCTTTGCCCATTCGTCGTCGCGATCTGCGTTGCGAAACCCGGCCAATTTGTTGGCCTCAACAAATTGGCTAGCATTACGCAGAGCAATCGTCTGATCGACGGTTGCCGCAGTTTTTTCATTGACCAGCACGACAGTCGAACCCGCTACGTTGGTGGACAAACTGCCCCAGTCTTGGGGCAGTTTGTTTCCGAATAGTAGGAGCAGACCGCCTGCAATCATCAGCCAAGGGCCGAGGCGGTTGCGATCCATGACCTACTCCTTGGTTTTTGGCATCGTTGGGCGAACAGAGTCGCCCAAGATCCAAGTCGAGACGATTGCCCCGATGCCGATAACAACGGCCTCGGGAATCGGCTGACCTGATTGAATCGCTGTGACCGCTTGGTAAACAAGCGGGATCAGCGTGCCCAAAGCCACCACGTTTCGTTTGGATTTCAAAAACAATCCGATGAAGTCGCCCATGCTACACCTTTGGAGTTGGAGTAAAGATCAGTTGGATAATGGATTGCAGAGGCGTAGTCGCCTCTGCAACTCCTCGTTGCTCGAAGTAGTCCACCAGGACTTCGACAGCATCGACGGCCTTGTCTCGCTCTACCTTAGCGACCGAAGGTTCGCCAGGAGATAAGACATCGACAGGCTTCTGTGGCCTCAACTGGCTGATAAGATCAGCCAGTTGGGCTTGTGGGTCGGAAGCTGGCTTCTTGCCGTTGTTGGCGGCCCAATAGCCGCCAACAGCGAGCAGGGCCAAACCTAAAATGGTGGTCATGTCCATCAGTCGTCTCCTCCTTGACCAACGGCGACGAGAACCTCGTCGTCGTCCATTTCAACTCCCGAAGTCTTTCGATTCTGGAAGTATTTGATGGCGGCCATGATGATTTGGATGATTAGGATCACCATTGCAGGGTCGATCCCGACCAATGCTTCGTCCTTCTCAATCGCAGCCTTTACCTTGTCCATGTCCCCGTCGAATTGCTCGTTGTATTTACGAGCAAGTCGGACGGCAAGTCTGCGTTGTCGGAGTCGCAACATTACTCGGCCTTCGCGCCTTTCTTGGCTTCGGGCTTCTTGTCGCCCTCAACCAACTTGAACTTCTGTTCGCCGAAGATCGCGACTAGATCGCGATCTGATTCGACGACTTCACCCTTTGATGCGAACACAAGCGGTTCGTTCTGAACGACGTGTGATCCTTCAAGTAATTCGTACTTAGCCATGAGCTATAGCCCTAAAGCCCTTTGCGAAAAGAAACCCCGACTATACGCCAAGGGCTTAGCGTACAGTCGGGGTGCAGCGGGTGGTCAGATTGTCGCTACAGCGTTAGCTGTAGTGGACGATTCCGCAGTTGGAGTTGATGTCAACCTTCATCTGTGGAACCATCATCGCCATGACTCGGAACTTCTCAAGCAAGCCGCCGCGCTCTTGCCATTGGACGGTTTGAATGTCCATTCCGATGATGGTGCGAACGGTGCTGGAATCCTCTTGAACGAGCAACAGTTGGTTGCCGGTCAAGTAGTCACAAATTTCGACACTCGAAATTTGTGGGATCTGCTCGATCATCCGTTGCAACGAGGTCGAATCGTAGCTGGTGGAGAACGGACGCAGCATGTATTGCAGGAAGCCCGTCGAGTACCACAGCTTGAACGGCCCGTAGTGCAGCTTGTCGTAAGCTGCTTGGATCATCGCCAAGACGTTCGTGTAGGTGTCGTTTGGAACCCAACCAACACCTGCTGGGTTGGCTACCGAACCGGTGAGCCGGTTCGGGAAGTTGGTCAACCCGTAGAGGGTTGCCCCGCCGAAGGTGAACGTACCAAAGGTTCCCAAGTGGAGCTTTTCAGCTTCTTCTGCGACCTTGATAGCGGCCAATTCCAACATCGAAGTGTCGAGTGGCGTGTTGCCGTTTCGGCTGGTAGCCAACTGACGGCTCGACATGGTGACTTCCTTGCTGATGATCGGCAAAGGAAGGTTTACCAAGTCGTAAACCGGTCGGTCGTTGTCACCAGGAGACAAAGCATCCATCGAGATGCGAGCCGCGCTGATGTCGGACTGACGCTCGTATTGGTAAACCGTCTTGCCGAACCCGTTCGGCAAGTTGACCGAGAGGCCGGAGCTTCGCAGCCAGTTGACGATCTTGAGTCGCTTGCGAGCCGCCTTGACAACCACGTCATCGACATACTCCCATTCGTCCTTACGCAAGGTAGCACCTGCGTTGGTGACGTATGCGTTGACGATGGGGTTGCCATTGTCATCGAGCTTGCCGGTGTTGTGGTTGATGTAGGATCGACCGTCAGCACCCACGAATGGGCGAAGGACGTTGGTGTCGAATCCACTTGCGAGCAGTTGGGACGAGATGCTTCCCGACGCTGCGTTGTTCAAAACAAATTCAATGTTTTCCATGAGAGTCGGTGTCCCTTACTAGATGAAACGAACTGCGATCAGGTTTTGGGTTGCGACGTTCGAGGCTTCCTCGCAGATCGCAAACACCTTAACTGGTGATCCGGTGGTTTTGATGAGGGTTCCGTCACCGCCAGAGATCAAGAGATCCCCAACCGAGACGTTGACGTTCGCCTGTAGGCGAGCGTATCGCTTGGCTCCTGGGATGACGTACTCGGCATAGACCCGAGTACCTGCGGCAGCGGGATCATCTGATCCCAAGCCTTGTAAGGCATCCTCATGGAGAATGAGAGTCGCGCCGTCTCCACCGGAGACGTTGTGAACATTGCACTCGGTCGCCGAGGTTCGGCGAACCAACATGCCAGGACGGAGAGTTGCGCCGGAGGCGACCAAGAATTCCTCTTGGACTCCATCAGGCCCAGCCAGTCGAATCGTGTTTGCAGCAGCAATCGTCATTTGTCACTAAGCCTTTGCTGAGAAGGTGGACGGAGGTAGGAATCCTTTGACCGCCGAGGTCGAAGGCTTTGGATCGGTGGGGGCAGCAGATCCGGCATACAAAGGAGCCGGAGCCGAGCCCGCAGCAGGAGCAGGTGCAGCATTGACCGCGAAAACTGCCATCTTGCTGAGGGTTGCCGTTGGCAACACTGCAAGTTCTTCCTTGCTGAATTGATTCTTTTCGTTGGCTACGATCTGCTCGATCAAGCCATCGCGGTGTGCGGTGTTGACTGCGAAGGCTTCTTCGATCTTCGCCTTGACATCGGCAGGAGCCGATGCAAGAAGCTCGTCGAGATTCTTCGGTGCTTCGTTGGCAACCGGGACTTCGACAGTCACGGTTCGCTGTAGCTTCGCAAGTGCCTCAACCTGAACATCGGAGAGGTTGGTCACAAAGTCTTTGTGGTCGTCGCCCAAGACGGCGAGAATTTCATCACGTTTCATTTTGACCTTCTCATTGACTATAAGAGGTTTTGATTCTCGAACTTCTTGTATTCGATTCTCTAATAGTTTACCCTCTGCATCAGTCGTCGCCAAATTTTCATCTGATTGGGGGTTGACATCTGTTGCTTGAGAGTCTTTGTTGACCAGCAAACCAGCCCCATCCTTGAGGGAACAAGCCCCTACGCCGTTGACGATTACTGCAAGGTGATCTGGACGGAAATTACGGGCTTTGCCCGTAAATTCCTTGCCGTTGTACTGACCGGAGGATAGTTCTTTATCAACGAAAAGGCCGGTAGAGACTTCCATCGGCTCTTGCTTCGCAAGAGCCGCTTTGATCGCCGATCCGCCCGGCACGACATCAAGTCGTGATTCGTCAAACCACGCTTCCGCACGAAGTTTCTTCGTGCGGGCGTTCCAAGAAGTGTTGAGAACCATGCCGACCCCGAAGTCCTCAATGGACTCGGGGAGGCATCCAGATACGAACTGCTCACCCCGTTTGGGGTGGCCTACGGTGATTGGCTTGTGGTTCCAAGAAGCGACGGACTTGGTAATGTCGGACTGTTCGTAGAGAATCGGCCCTTGATTACCGGCGAATACGCCCTCAACGATCATCGCCACGGGAGCGACGAGATAGCTTCGACCCGCCAGAGTTTTCTTCTGGACTTTGCTCAGAGCTAGATTCGCTACCAGTGTTTCCATCTTGAGATTCCTGTACAGGGAGTTCGATTCCCGCGAAAGCCTTGGAGGCGATGCAAACAAACTTGGGGAATAGCACCCCATAGGCTTGATCGAATGGGGCGGATTGAGCGTCAGATAGGATCTGACGCAACGCCAACACAGAATCATTATAACTTATGCTGCAATGGTCGCAATTTTCGACGCATTGGCCTTGACAACATGCTTCGAGTTGTGCTTCTTTGGCGAGCTTTTGGAGTCTGCCACTGCCAAGGAATACTTCTCCCTGTTCGAGCAGTTCGACGACTTCGGCGGCGAGTTCTGGATTGAAATTACGCATTGGCAGGGTTCTCCTTCTGGACTTGGTTGGGTGGTGTCTTGCTGGGATCTTTCGTATCGGTCGGTTTGGGGACTGCGGGGATGCTCGATGGCGTGTTGTTCTGTTGGCCGGACATACCCGCCGCCAGTTCTTTCAGAACTGGCGAAAACTCGGATCGCTCAGCCTTGGCTATCGCCTCGGCTTCCTCGAACCGCAGGCCCATGAACTTCGTCAGCCATTCGACCAATGGGACAGCAGACTCGGCCCCGGCAGTCGTGTACCGAGCCAAGGCTTCGGTACGCTTGAGTCCGATTTCTGCCTTCTCGCCTTCGGTCATCTCGGCAAGTGGTTTCCACTTGACGATATAGGGGCGGGGCTTGCCGTTCTGTTTCTTGGTCGGTGGGAGCGCGCCGAACTGTTGGATGCGGTTGATAGTGGCCCGAATGATCTTCGGGGTGACGAAAAGCTCGCGCCGCTGAGCGATCTTTTTCTTCCAAGCATCTTCGTCCTGCTCATTGGTTTGGTTGCCACCGTAGTTGCCAACCAGCTTGGTGATCGGGTATCCCTTGGCCGCTGCGATCATTCGCAGCGCGTTGTCGATGAATGGTTGGGGCGAAACTAGGGTGGGGGTCAAGGGCTTGACCTGGACACCCACACCGGCGAAGTACCGAGACAATCCTTGCTCGTACTTGTAGATTTCGTCCTTGATGTTTTCTCGATCCTCCTCGGATAGCTCCCCATTCTGGGGATCTACCTCGAAGGCGTATCCTGGAAAGCCTCCCTTCCAGTAGGCTTCCCCCGAAGCTGCGTTGATCTTTCGCACGTCAAAGAGCCGGTTGAAAACCGGCTCCATCCTTGGAAAACCAAAGATTTCGCTGGTGGTCAGGCGAGTATCCGCAACGTGGATGACTCGCGACCAGTGGACTTGGATGGTATCTGTTACGGGGGTGGCGTTGGTGTCGAGGGTCGAGTCGATAGTATCTTGAAAATCCAACTCGTATACCTTTGGTTGGCCGTACCTGGGGTTGTTTCGATCCCTCTCGTACTCGGAGATTCGAGCCGATGACTGATCGAAAACTCGGTAGTACAGGACGTTGGCTTGGCCGGGCGTGTCGGCCAAGCCACCATCAGTGAAACCCGGAGCAGGGGTATCAAACTCCCCGCCATCGTCCAGTCCGATGAACAGGACGGCGTACTGGCCGATACCGGATACGGTATCGACCTTCGCCAAGTATTCGTGGAGACTCGTCTCCACGACGAACGTAGAGACGGCCTTCTCGAAGGCCGTCTCGCGGCCTTCGTCAGTCTCGTAGATGTCTGGGTATTCCGACCAGGATTCCTCAGGTTCGAGCGTCACGACTCGCTGTGCGATGTCTTGACGGCGATACATCTGAACGTAGTCATCGATGGAGATCGACTCTGGGTAGCCGACTTCATCGTCGATGTTCCGATCCTCGTTCTTGCCGTCAAGCAGACTGTTGTAGAACGCCGCGCGCGACAGCAAGGCGTTGGTGACGAGGGTATCGAACTTGTTCATAGTATTCCCAGTCTGGTTCGTTGTTTATCAAGCATGGAGAACGCGCCCGAGCTTGCGTCTACTTGGTCGTCGTGCTTCCCGTTAGGGAAGTACGCGAGTTCTTCGAGGTATGGGTTGTTGTAGGCTCCCTTGACCATGTAGACATTGCCAGCGTTCACCTGAACGCTGAAAGTGTCTGCCCGGAGTTCCTTCTTACCGGAGGCTAAATTGGGATAAACGCGAAATCCTGCTAATCGCTTGACGGAATCCTTTACGGAGTCAATCCCAGACGATCCTGGTTCTCGTTCAATCCCAATCCGGACGGATTTTCCGTCTCTGTGTGCGCAAGCGACGATTTGTCGCTCGCGTTCATCAGATGCCCACTGCCCTCTAATTATATCCAAAATCCAGTATGAGCCATCCTTATGCAAGCCCATCTTAACGCCCACGGTATAGTCTCCGCCATTTTTAGTGGCAGATTTGTCGTAGTAACGCACGATTTTCGTGAAAGAATCCACTCCTGGCGGATATTCGACGATGTTGATCCGTTCAGGCTTGAACATACCCCCACCCAGAGGAATCGGATCTTGGAGGATCTGACCGGAGTAGCCGAACTGCCCTAGCTCGACCTGCATCCGGTCGAGCGTCGGACGAGACAACCGAACCGGGTCGAATAAGCCATTCTGATAGTAGTCTTGTAGGCTTATTGGTTTGACTGCCGGGGTGATCTCACCCGGCAGGCAAATGTGCCGAACGGCGGCTTCGCCCCGTTCGATATACAAGGTGGATGGATCATCTTGGTGAAGTCGTTGCATCACGACGAACGTCGGCGTAAGGTCTTTGTTGACCTTACGCGACGAAATCGTTTCCTTACACCAGTTCTTCGCCGTCTCCAAGTCGGCCTTCGACCGAACTTCCCTCGGGTTGATCGGATCGTCGATGACGATGACGTGGGCGTGCATACCGGTCACCGACCCGCCGACCGCTACTGCGTAGCGGTCGCCGTTGTAGGTATTGGCCCAGTGGGACTTGCTGTTGGTGTCTTTGCTGAGCCGGATGTTGGGGAAGGTCTTTTGGTACAGGGGCGATTCGACGATCTGCCTGGACTTGCCAGACAAGTCCAGGGCCAGAGCGTCGGTATAGGACGCACCGATCATCCGAAGGTGGGGCATCCGAGTCCAAGCCCAGGGTACGAGCATCACGCTAAAGAGCGTCGATTTGCTCGTACCGGGGGAGATGTTCACCAGAAGGTCATGTGGCGAGTTTTCCCCACGGAAAACTCGCTCCATCGCCTCTTGTATGGTGTCGCAGAGGTACTTAATATGCCAGTTGCAAACCAAGGGATCTTTGACGATGGTGTGCCAGAAATGCTTAACGAACTCGAAATACGAGTCGCGACAAGTCGATGCAAGTAGGTCGTAGTAGTCTAATTTCACAAAATGGCCCTGTAGACAATTCCCTAATAGTAGGTAAGATACCATTAGTTCTTCTAATTTACAAGGATTCCATGAAAAACGCAGCAGAAGAAATGATTGAACCGCCAACCAGACAAGAAATGGCCGCCGACGAGAAGTTGGCGCGCCGGATCTTGACTCGCAGTAAGGATCAAGACATCCGTGTCCTGTGCAAGAACTTCATCAAGTGGGTTTCGCAGGTGGATCGGTACGCAGACTCGATCTACCCCTGCTTTTCAATGATGGAAGCTGAGGTTCGCCAGCATGGTGCGTCGTTTTCCTTGGAAAACGACGGCATTTGGCGACTACGATCTTCCAAAGGGAAGATCGTAGTGACTGGAACAAGTCTGAAAGACTTGTTCGTGAACCTAATTCTCTGGCAGGGGGACTGGCCGGAGGAGGAATTTCTTGAGGATTGTGCTAGCGAAGAAGATGAAATCTTCGAGCCTGATAGGCGAAAAAACCCTAAAAATCGCACAAACGGGGACGTATAACCTTGGGATAGCCCGTTTCTAGGGCACACCCTGTTAGAAAGGTTTACGATGACTACCGAATCCCCCTCCGCAATCGAGATTGCGGTTGAGCAACTTATCAAGAAATCTGTTGATTTCAACAGTTCCGAAGGAATCAACAACGCCATGACAGCGTTTATCCGTGGCGTTGCCACCGTCGCGGCGGCGGCAAATCAGATTTCCGATGCTGACCAGTCGCCTGAAAAGATGCTGTACAACGTACAGCACTCAGGCACGATCTTCGATGCAGTTTCGGATACTGTGTGGCTGTGTGACGAGAACGCCCTCAAGAACTCACCCGAACAACTCGACGAGTTGTTCGTGCGGTTGGACAATCTGCTCTACACCAAAATGCGGTCATTCGACATCTCGAAGGCGATATTCGATCCGGATTCCCATCCGGAAGCTGTGGCGTTCTTGGATCGAGTTATGTTCGTCGTTCGCCGAACATATATCCAGGCGTACCTGCGTATGTCTTTGGCTCCGTTTGCCCATCTGATCTCCGAAGAATTGTGGGACATTATCCTCAACGAGTTCTATGAACATGTCCATGACACCAGCAAGGAAAAGCTCAAGGAAGTCGTGACTCGTTTGACGCAGATGTTCCCACAAGCCAAGGGAGGCAAGCGGTAATGCCAAAAAAAGCAACCAAAACACCTGATCCATCGTGGCTCTACCGTCGCAGAGCGACGGTAGTGGAAGTCACAGACGGCGATACCGTCGTTCTGATGATCGACGATGGCCGGGATAACTACTCTCGGGAGAAAATGCGTCTCAAGGGCATCAACACGCCCGAGATGGACACCGAAAACGGCAAGAAAGCCAAGGCTTTCTTGCAGTCAAAGCTGCCTAAAGGCTCGCAAGTGTGGATCGAGACGGTCAAAGACCGTCGAGAGAAGTACGGTCGGTACTTGGTGTGCCTCTACCTGTCGGTAGAGGCACTCGAATTGGGCGAAAACTACAGCATCAACTACGATTTGTACTCACAAGGCATCGCAGATGCCTACGATGGCAAGGGGAAAGTGAAGTAATGAGTTGGACGCACCTAGACGACACACTCGTCAAGAAGGCTCGCAGGTCGCATAGTTGCTACCTATGCGGCAAGGAGATCCCCAAAGGAACATCCTACTTGCGGAGAACCGGCGTTGACGAAGATGCCGGTATTGTGTCGGAAGCTATGCACCCTGAGTGCGAGGCGCAGACAAAAAATTGGGACGAAATGGACTGGGAAACATTTAGTCCGGGCGATCTTCGCTGGTGGGTAGAAGAAACCTCAGATATTTCGGAAGGAAAAGTGAAGTAATGGGTAAATTGCGAGTTGTTCCTTGTACTTTGAAACAAGCCAATGATCTAGTCACCGCCCTGCATAGACATCACAAGCCTTGTCGTGGTCACAGATTTAGTCTGGCTCTGTACAGTGGCGATGCCTTAGTGGCGGTTGTCATTTGCGGTAGGCCAGTGGCTAGAAAATGTGATCCCTACGGAACTTTGGAAATCCTGCGATGTGCATCGAACGGCACAAAAAATGCCATATCCAAATTGTACGGCGCAGTGTGTCGCGCCGCCGATGCTATGGGATTCCATACCGTTCAGACATACACGCTACCTGAGGAGGGCGGGGCTTCTATGCGAGCTTGTGGATTCACGTTTGTTGGGGAATGTGGTGGCGGTCAGTGGAAGCACACGGACGGTAAAGTTAGGAGAAGCGACCAACCTATTGGCGTGAAGCATAAATGGGTGAGAAAGTTTTCGCATAATTACTACGCTAAGGAAGGGAAATAGCAAAATGGTGCTTCATCCGAGCATTTTGTGTACGGTCAGCCAGTATTATCATTCAAAGCTCCAACTTGTTCGGAGCTTTTTGCAGATGGAACCCGAGGATACTCGGGTTCCAGTGACCGATCCGCAGTGGAAATGGAAGGTCGGATCGATGTTTGGGTATACCAGCACCGAGTTAGACTTGGTTGGTTACAAGGACTGTATTGGCAGACGGTGGGATTACGAGTATGTTGAGGGTGGTGTCGTGCTGCGTATGCAAGGCAGTTCGGAGACTTTGAAGGCTCCGAACCTCTCAGATTTGGTTGTTTTTTACTCGGAAAACGAGTTTTCCGAGTGGTTAGGAAAGATTTCAGATGGCAAATGAGAAGGTGAAGCCAACCCAACGCGAGTTGGTGTTGGCAAAAACGATTGAGAATTTGGTAGAATCTTGCAAAGTGGCGGTGGAATCTAGGGCCATTGTTGCCGATGCCCTAGAGGAACTTGCGAAGATCATTCGGAAGTCGAATGATAGTTCCGAATCGCTGATCGCATCAGGAAGCGAAGAATTAGCGGCAGAGTACCCAGAGCTATTCTCGGTTGAGGATGGCGAACTCGTCGTGGCTAAGCCCGAGGACTCCGAGGACTCCGAGGACTCCGAGGACTCCGAGGACTCCGAGGACTCCGATCACCCATTGGCCGTAGGCCAATGGGTGAAGGTCAAGAAGCCTGCACAAGAAGGCGCAGTCCACTGGAACTCCGAGTTCATGGATAAGTACGATGGTGGGATTTTTCGTGTTCGCCACATTTCCCCAGATCACTTAGTCATTGGCGGTTTGGTCTACCTCGAAGGTCTATCCTGGTCGTTTGATCCGGCATGGCTTACGCCATTGCCGGATCTGCCTGAGGGTTGGAGGTATCTCCAACCCGATGAACTCGTCGCCGCAGGTGACAAGTTCTGTGCATTGGCTTATTTACGCGATGTTGTTGATTGGTGGGCTAGTGGTAACATCGGTCGGAAACAAGCTAGTGAGGCCGTCTACCGCAGGCGAACCGCGACTGAGGGGAAAACTGAGGGGGAAGCCGTCGTCACAGAGGCTCCCAAGCCGTCTGTCCAAGCAGAGCAGATCGTATCAAGCATCTTCCCAGATGCTCCTACGAGGGCATGGCGGGATGCCGTCGCCAAGATCATCTCGGCTCCCCCATCGGACGGGCATCTACGCACCGCCAACGGCGACCGCATGTTCAAGATCCTCAGTTGGATCGTCCGAGAAGTCGATTTCACGCGAAAACTCGTGTGGATCGACGCGCATTTGCGAGTCCTTGTGCGTAGGCACAAGGACAAGCAGGGCGAAGGTGACGTGTACGAAAGCCTGATTTTCGATAAGAATCTGTTTGCTCCGCAAACAGATTCTCCGATCATCGAGTACCCGAAGGGTGGGGATTTGGTGTCCGAAGATGGCCCTGTCTACCTAGCGAACGACTGGTTCCCGTCTCTGGTGTGCGATAGGCCGGTGGAGGTAACTACTACCCTTGGCGTGGAGTTTGTCCAATTTGCCCTTCCTGATGCCCCTATCGTCGTCGCTGTGGAGCCTCCGGCAGAGCCGGAGGCAGAGGCTCCTGCTGAGGTCACTGAGGCTCCCAAGCCAGCTTGGGAGCCGAAGGGGGGTGATTGGGTAACAATCACCAAGCCTACACACGCCCATAGAGGGTGGGTGTCTCCGTACATGGACGAGTACGATGGCGAGACATTCCAGTTTAACGGAGAGTTTAGGCCGGATTCCCAGGGTAACCCCTGGTCTATTGGCCCAGGGGGGTATTACTTCAATCTGGCGTGGCTCAAGCCTTGGGAACCCAAGGAGGGAGATTGGGTAAAGGTCACTAAGCCTGAAACCCGAAAGATTGAAGGCCGCCCTTCCTATGTTGATAGTATGGATAGATACGACGGTACGGTGTTTCAGGTATACCGTGTGTGCAATCGCCGCAGAGTGTGTGATTTTGAGGGGCATTTTTGGGATTTCGCCTTCGAGTGGCTGTCACCTGCGGTAGCCCCGGCTGAGGCTCCTGAGCCTCAGCCAGAGGCCCCACAAAAGCCCGTAAAGGCTCCGGTAACTGCTTATCATATCGGTAAGCAGGTACTCGTAACTCAGCGATTAAAGGGGTTCGAGAGCAGCTTTGTCAGGATTTTGAAGGGCATCACGATTCGTAAGAATCGACCCGATATCGTCGAATACAACGTCGGTCGTAGCCCGACCGACTGCTTCCACGATATCCTGTACATCAACCCCAACGACCCCGACTCGGAATACCAAATCGAGCCGTTGGACGATTAACCTGAGATCCGACAACCCCAACCACCCCTAAAAACCGGCACTAACCCTGCCGGTTTTTTCGTTTAACTGACAACCATCCCCCACAAGACTACACTAATAGCAGATCCCATCCCCCTATAAGGAACCCCATCCCATGATCGATCTGCAAACCCTTCTCCTAGTAGTAGCCCTCCTGGCCCTCTGGGCGCACTCGGCCTCTCTATCCCGTCGTCTCCAAGATGCAGAAGCCGTCCTCGATGACCACGATGACGAGTTCGAGTACCTATGGGACTACCAGAACGACCGCTGGCAGCTTACCGCAGAGCAGTTCCAGAACATCGACACCATCTTCTCCCAGATGTTCAACCGAGATCCCGATTCTGAGTAGCATTGCTACAAACCATGTAGCAATGCCACAAGTCGTGTAGCAAAGCCCCGGCAAGCCGGGGCTTTTTCGTTTCTATGGCAGTTTTCCCGTATGGGAAAACCGCTGTGTTTAGCAACCCGCGAAGCGGGTTGCTTGTCTTTGAGCGATCCGCGAAGCGGATCGCGGGTTTGGGTTTTCTAAAAATTTTGAAAATTATATGCGTAGCTGGGCGGCCCGGCTCCGCCGGGCCTACGGCCCCCCCCCACCCCTTGCCAAGTCTGACCCCCCCCCTATTAGTAAAACTGATAACGTCTGATAAGGTTTCTTATGTGCGGTAGGTCAGCCTTGGGAGCGGATGCCTAGGCATCCGCTCGAATCAGCCTTGGGAGCGGATGCCTAGGCATCCGCTCGAATCAGCCTTGGGAGCGGATGCCTAGGCATCCGCTCGAATCAGCCTTGGGAGCGG